GTCCGTCGCTCTCTAGTCTCGAAACTTCGGGAGGTGGTATGGGACGCCGTGAAGACCTGGAACTCGCCCGTACGGTCCTCCTGGAGGCTTTACAGGACCCTGACGAGCCGACGGCTGCCATCGTGCGTGAGTTGCGGATGGTGGTGAAGGAATTGGACGAGCTTGGCGTCGTCGCCGAGGAGGTGTCGGTCGCTGATGACCTTGCTCGAAAGCGTGAGGCTCGGATCGCAGGAGCCGACGATTCTGCACGAACCGCCCGACGTGGTCAGTCTCGCCGCCGCGGACGAGTGCATCCAGCTAGCTGACGCTTACGGGGTGTGTGACGGGTTCCCCCTGTCCGAATCCCAGAAACTCACGTTGCGTAACGGGCTCGGTGAACGCTCGGATGGGTTGTGGGCGGCGACTCGTATCGCTGATTTCGGTCCCCGCCAGGGGACGGGCAAGAACGACAAGATCGCTGCTCGAGAGTTGGCCGGTCTGATCCTGTTCGGTGAAGAACTCATCATCCACACGGCACATGAGTTCCCGACGGCGAACGAATCGTTCCTGCGGCTGGTGTCGGTGTTCGAGGCGTGGGACGATTTGCGTTCCAAGGTGGCCCGTATCCGGTACGCCAACGGCGAGCAGGGTATCGAATTGCTCTCTGGGCAGCGGTTGAAGTACCGGGCGCGTACCGGTGGCAGCGGTCGAGGCTTCGCGAAGGCCGATTTGATCGTCTATGACGAGGCGCAGCACCTGGTGAGGGAGCACGTCGCAGCGTCGGGGCCGGCGAAACTGGCGAACCCAAACTCGCAGACCTGGTATTCGGGGTCTGGTGGGCTCACGTCGTCGTCGGTGGCGTGGGAGATGCGCCGTCAGGCGATGAACGGGACCGGTGGACGCCTCGCATACACCGAAATGTCGGCTTCCATCGACGGAACCCCGCCTGATCCGCTGGATCGGGACGTCTGGTATGCCTGTATCCCCGGTTTGGGGCGTTGGGTGACCGAAGAAGGCGTCCTCGCCCTCTACGACGAACTCGGACCCGACTTGTTCTGCCGTGAGATCCTGTGTGTGTGGGAACCTGAGCCCGGTGGGGCCGGTTCCGGCCCGATCGACCTGACCAGATGGGCGCAACTGGCCGATCCTGACTCCCGAATCAGTGGCGAAGTGTCCACAGCGATCGATGTGTCCCCCGATTTGAAATGGGCGACCATCGCATCCGCCGGAATGCGCCCGGACGGCCAAATACACGTCGAAATCGGCCGTCGACAGCCCGGAACTGACTGGATTGTGCCGTTCTGTCGGTCGAATCCTCAACACGGGCCGTACCGGGTGGTCGGTGGGTCGTCCCCTGGGGCGTTCCTGTTGCCACTCCTCGAGGACGAGGGCGTGTGGACGGTGGAAGTGCCCGCTACCGACGTGGCTAGAGCTACGCAGCGTCTGATTGCGTCGGTGGATGACGGCACCATCCACCATTTAGGGTCGAACGAGATCGCAGCAGCGTTGGAAAACGCGACGATCAAACCGTACGGCGACTCGCAGACATGGTCGAGGGTCAAATCGTCGGGGGACATTTCTGCTCTGGTCGCCGCGACCGTCGCGGTCGGTGGGGTGCGTACCGATGTCGACCCGATCATCCGTTTCTAGGAGGCCCGATGACGTTCGCTCAACTCGCGGCCGGTGTAATCATGATGCTTGCAGGTTCGGCTGGTGGGCGGTCGGTGTCGTCCTCGTCCTGTTCGGAATCATCGTCATCGTTGACGCCGTCCTGAAAGAAGACCGAACCCCGGACAAGCGGGTGTTCCACGATGAAGTTCTCGAACGATGGAGGCGCGCCCGATGAGTCTCCTTGACCGTTTGAACAACCGTTACCGCACCGGATACTGGGAAGGTATGGCGTCGGGTGCGTCCGTGCTGAGTGTGTCCAGCTACGACCCGAAACGCGAAGCCGCTCTCACATCGATCGCATCAGCGGCGCAGCAGGCGTACGAAACCAACGGGGTCGTGTTCGCCTGCACCCTCGTCAGGATGATGATGCTCGCCGAAGCATCGTTCAAGTTCCGCAACGTCAAGGACAAGCACCTGTTCGGGAACCCCGACCTCGAGCTGTTGGAGTATCCGTGGTTGAACGCGACCGCCGGTGAACTGTGGGCCCGCATGGAGCAGCAGTCGTCGCTGTACGGCAACGCGTTCGTCGCCAAAGTCGAAACCGACGAACTCCTCGTCTTGCCCGCCGATGAAGTCGTGATCGTCTCCGAAGTCGTCACGTCCTCGACTGGGGTCAAGTACAAGCGGCCCATCGGGTACGACTGGGACCCACAGAAACAGCCCGGCGTGGACTCGAAAGCGTCCGCCCAGTTCTTCACCGTCGACGAAGTCGCACACTGGTCACCGATCCCTGACCCGTCCGCCAAGTTCCGGGGCATGTCCTGGCTCACCCCCGTCCTCAAAGACGTCACCGCCGACTCGTCCATGACCGCATATAAAGCGATGTACATGGATCACGGCTCCCCTGTGACGGCTGTCAAATATGACCGCCCGTTGAAGCCGGAGACGATCGACTACCTGATCGAACGCATCCGCAAGAAGTACGGCGGGGTTAGCAACGCCTGGAACCCTCTGGTGTTCGACCAGGGTGCCGATCCTGTCCTGTCGGCCGGGTTGGATCAGTTGGATTTCCGCAACATCCAAGCCGGAGGAGAACTTCGTATCTGTGCCGCTGCCGGGGTGCCACCCATCCTGATTGGGCTGCGGAACGCTGACGGTGGCGACTACCACTCGGCGATGCGCCAACTCGCAGATATGCACATGCGCCCGCTGTGGCGTTCGGCGTGTGCGTCGTTGCAGAAACTCGTGACCGTCCCGAAGGACTCGCAACTCTGGTATGACACATCCGACATCGCAGCGTTGCAGGCGGCGGAGACTGAGAAGGCGCAGGTTACGCAAGTCTCGGCGGCGGCCATGCTGACCCTGATCCAGGCCGGGATGACCCCCGACTCTGTGATTACCGCGGTCACATCCGGGGACATGTCGCTGCTGGTCCCGGACCCTGACGCCGACGTCGAAGGACAGAACGACAAGACCGGTCAGGCACCCGGCGTGCAGTCCGTCCTGACGAAACCGCAAACCCCGGCGTCGAAGATGCCGATGCCGGCGTCGTTGTCGACCACCCCGACCGCCACCGGACGACCACGCGCCCCCAGCGTCAACGGAGGAAACTAATGGAGTTCACCCGATCCTTTGCCCTCGAAGACATCCACGTCCGAAGTGGTGACGGCCGTACCGTCGAGGCGTACGCCACCGTCTTCGACACGCCCGCCGACGTCAGAGACGCAGACGGGGAATATCAGGAGATCATCGACCCGAAAGCGTTCAACATGGCGATCGGGTTGAAGCGTCGCGCCGCAGGCGGCTGGGACATCCCCGTCATGTTCAACCACGGGATGACCCTGTTCCACACCCCCTCCGAGATCGACTCGGTCCCCATCGGGGTTGCGGAGGAGATCAAACCTGACCGTAAAGGGCTGTTCACCCGTACCCGCTACCACGACACCCCACGGGCCAACGCCGTTCTCGAATCCATCCGAGAAGGTTCCATCACCGCCTACTCGTTCTCGGGTGCGTTCCGCAAGTCGGACCCGCCCGTCCCCCGTGGAGGGTTCCGCCGCAACTCCAAAGGTGAACTGCCCGTCGTCCGACGCATGGAATCCACCCTTCGAGAGTTCGGGCCTGCCACGTTCCCCGTCTACCAGGGAGCCGAAGTTGTCGGTGTACGAGCCGAACAGGCGGCACTCATCCTCTCCCAGTTGACCCCCGGCGAAATCGACCGGTTGGCAACCATGATCGCTTCAAGCAGTCGCACCGACCAGCTTGACGCCGGCATCCCAGAAGGGACAGCCACCGAGGAGCAGCTCATTGAGCACTCCGTTCGGTCCCCGAAAGAACAACTCATGGCGAACTACGCCGCCTTCATCATCCGAACCAGGAGCTGAACAATGACCACACTGCAAGACAAAGAGGAGCGGATGCGCTCCATCCAAACCGATCTCCGCGGACTCGCCGAGATCACCAACCCCACCGACGAAGACGTGATCCTTCAGGATTCGCTCATCGCCGAGTACTCGACCCTCGAGGCCGAGGCTGCACCGCTGCGTAAGCGGATGGCCGAACTCGACCGCATCCGCAAGCTCGCCGGAAGCGACGACACCCGCGAGGAAGTCACCCCGTCACGCAACGTCGGTGGCGTCACCGTGATGCGATCGAACCGTGAGCCGCTCGACCTCAACGCCGTCCACGACAACCTTGTCCGTGGCGACGAACTCCGTCACCGTGCCGTCGACCTCATCGAACGGGACAACAAGGAGCAGCGGTGGGAGTTCTCCGACGCCGCCGCCGAGGCTGCGACCCTGCGGGCCCAGTACTCGCCGCAGATCGGTCGGCACATCCTGCTCACCGGCTCCGACGAGTATCGGGAGGCGTTCCGTTCGTACATGATGGACGGAAACGAAATCCACTTCCGTGACATCCGCCTCGCGAACGCGTCCGGTGGCTACATGCTCCCCTACGTGTTGGACCCGACGATCGTGCTGACGAACGCCGGTTCGTCCAACCCGTTCCGCCGTGTCGCCCGCGTCGTGCAGACCACGTCGAACGCATGGCAGGGTGTGTCGTCGGCCGGTATCAACGCAGCGTTCATCGCTGAGGCTGCTACCGCTGCTGATGGGGCACCGTCGGACTTCGGGCAAATCCAGATCACCCCGCAGAAGGCGGCGGCCTGGGTGCTCGGCACCTACGAGGCACTCGACGACACCGACTTCGGGGCACAACTCCCGAGGCTGCTCGGTGACGCCAAGGACCGTTTGGAGGCGTCCAAGTTTGCGACCGGTTCAGGTACTGCTGTCCCGCTCGGCGTCATCGCCGCGCTCGGCACCGGTTCCCGTGTCGCCCCGACCACGACCGGCACCGCGTTCAACGGCACTGGCGCACTCCCCGACATCGGCAACCTGCAGGCGGCACTGCCGGCACGTTGGCGGCAGAACGGGGCCACGTTCATGGGCAACATCGTCCAGTTGAACAAGGTGCGAAGCATGGACCAGTACGGTGGCGGTGGCTTCTGGGCCAACCTCGTCTCCGACACCCCGGCATCGCTGTACGGCGACCCCGTCTACGAAGCCTCGGACCTGTCGGCCACCACGACCGGCACGTCGGCTGCGTCCGGTACCGGTTCGGCAACCCTGCTGTACGGCGACTTCAACGAGTTCATCATCGCCGACCGTGTCGGCGTGTCGATGCTCTACGATCCGCTCGTCAAGGGCACCGGTGCCGGAGCGAACCTCCCCGCCGGTCAGGCCGGTTGGTACATGTTCTGGCGTACGTCCAGCGCTGTCTCCACCACGGCGGCGTTCCGTTACCTCACCATCAGCTAGGTAACCCAAGGTCGAACCCCGCCCCTGCTCGCTCGGGGGCGGGGTTCACTTTCTCAGCGAGGAGAAATCAATGCGTCCCTACGACATCGCCCACGCGGCCCGTTATCAACACGACGCCATCCAGAAACACGAAGAACTCGCCGGGTTCCTGGCGATCGTCATGGATCTGGAACCGTTGAACACCATCGTCGAAATCGGTGCGTTGCACGGTGGGACTTTGTGGGCGTGGCAGCAGCTCGGGGCCAGAGTGATCGGCGTCGACCTCCCCCCAGAGGGGATGCCGCAAGGCCCGACCGTCAACGACGAAGGCATGTCGGTCATCTTGGGGGACAGCCACGACCCTGCCACCGTGCAA